TTCTTTCCCAAAGTGATCGATATATTATGTTAGATGAATCACCTTTGTATTTTTTTGGGTTCGATGGTCTATATCTACCTTTATATGACATCTAAATAGATAATAAGACAAAATATAAAGTATTTAGATGGTTCGTCCTAAGAAAATAGCTGATATCAAACCAATACTGACTAATGTAGCTCAAACATCTCATTATCAGGTGTTTTTTGATGGATTATCACAAGACCTTTTTAAATTTCTTGGAACTAAAGGAGTAAATAGAAGGTTTATAACAGAAAATGCAGGATTGCTTTGTAATCAAGCATCAATACCTGGTAGTTCATTAGCAACGACTGATATTTTTGGTAATTTTACAGGAGTTCAAGAAAAGTTTGCACATACAAGAATCTTCACAGAATTATCACTTGATTTTTACGTTGATAAAGATTATAAAATGATAAAGTTTTTTGAGCATTGGATAGATTACGTTGCAACTGGATCAGAGAAGTCACCAGCATCACCTTTAAAGAAAACTGATTTGGGATATTTTTATCGAATGAGATATCCAAGAGGTTCGGCAGGTTACAAGTGTGATAAGACAAAAATTGTAAAATTTAATGTTGATTATCGTTCAGAGATAGAGTACACTTTCTTTGGGTTGTTCCCAATCAACTTTTCTTCTACTCCTGTTCAGTATGGTAGTTCTGATGTGTTGAGAACTAATGTAACGTTTAGTTATGAAAGGTATATTGCAGGAGAGGAGACAAGTCTTTCTTTTAATAGAAAGAAGAGTGAGAATATAGAAAAGGCAACAGTCTAAACCAAAATTGACTTTTAATTCCAAAAATCGGGGAAAAAAAATTCCCCAAAATTTTTAGTCTGTCAGGATT